TGTGTAGCAACTCTAACATTATCCTCAAAAATCCTTTTACCGTATATAGAGAGATTATTGGCGCTCAGTATATTCCGTGTATCCATTGTATATATTTGTATATATAATAGAATTATAATAAAATTATAGTTTATTTAATTTTTCTTCTCTTCAAGCATACATGAAGCAGATACATTAGGCGGCTCATCTATATTAATATTACTCGAAACGGACGAACGTCGAGAGACCGTTTCGAGGCATCCACTATCATCACTATCTGAACAATCCATTTTTTCCTCAAGGTCTAGCAGAGTATCAATAAGATACTCATTTTTTTCTGTTAGCTTTTTGTTTTCTGTTTTTAATACTTCAATCTTTTCAAGCAGCTCATATACTTCTTTATGCAGTTCATCTTCTGTAAGTTTCGCCGTGCTATTAGCACGGCTTAATAACTTATCCTGAGGGATAAGTTGTTTCTTAAAATCAATTTTTTCCATTCTATATATTAATAAATCTATTTTATTTTTTATATAAATAATATATTATACATCTATATGTTGGTTTCAAAGGAGGAGCATAATGAAAATAAAAAGAAATTCAAAATACTATTTACAGAAAAATCATTTCCAGGTGATTATACAGCATCAGAATATGATTTAATTAATGAAGTAATATATAAAATATCTGATAACACAAAAGATACTTACAAAAAAGATTGGTTCTTATTTGGTTCTAATACATACATTGGCAATATATATGCAGGGGATATTGATGCTTACCAGCTAATAGAAAAAAAACATCAAGGGATGGCATTACAACAAATTATAAATAGTATAATGAGAAATTCAGATTATTTAACAGGGACAAAAGCTTTTTTAACATATCAATTTATAGGAGATATTAAATGTGGTTTGACACAATACAGAGAATTAAAAAATTATATTGGCTCGTATGATTTTAAGAAAAATAAACCAGATAATAAATATAATCCTAAGGAGTTAAAATTTCTATGGAGACATTTTGGCTTTGATAATATAGAGCAAATAAAGGATAAACCGACTATAGAAGAATACCTAAAACTAAAATATGAAATACACCAGTTAATTACTCGTAGATGGACATATACAGAAGTTTTACAAGGTTTTCAATTAGAATCAGATGGATATACTAAATATTCATTAGATGAAGGTATATATGAAAGTGAATTAACAAAAATTGATTTATATGGTGGTGAGATATACATGAGTGAAGCAACAAATGTATTAATGGATAAAGAAGATAATAAAAAAGCATTAAAATTAGCAGATTATAGTGTTTATGAGAACTTAATGATGTGTGTATATGTTAAGAAGGATTATTTTAAAGCATTAAAACGATTGTATGCATTATGCCGTAAGAAGAAAGAGTATGATTTGGCCGTTTTATTACATAAGTTTTGTCAAGTAGGAGATAATGCAATATTTAATTTCTGTAAAGGATTAATGAATATAGCATACTATGTGATAGAACATTATTATAATGACTTTACACGCGGAACATATGGAACATTATGGAAGCATTATGAATATATTAATTTTGAATTACAACGGATTTTTAATATTAAAAATAAAGTCGCAGTTGAAACAATTGATAAAATAAGTTATAGAATTCAGGATTTTCTAATTGATGGAAAATTAACACAAGAAACATTAAGTGAAATAAAGGATATTACTGAAAATTTTGATAAAACTATTACTGATATGGTAAATAAAGATAGTCTCAGATTCATTGAAGAGCATAAAATTGATTTTCATAAATATCTTTACTTGATAGAAAAATAATATAGATAGATATATTATATTATGAATAAGGCATTATCAATAGGAGATATATATAAAATATTTGACAATAAAATTAAATGTATTACGTATGAGGACACATTAAAATATAATCGTATAAGAGACCTATTATATCCGTATGATGCATGTATTATATTGTATATACTTGAAGGAACAGATAACGGCCATTTTATATGTGTATATAAACATAATGATACTATTGTTTATTTTGATAGTTATGGCCGAACAGATAAGCAGATTATAAACAGTATAGATGATGATGTTAAACTATTAAACGATGAAACATATCCCCATCTAACGAAACTATTGAAACAAGCAAATGATAAGATAACTATAAATAAGAGAGTATTACAAGACGAGAAAAGCGCTGTTTGTGGCAGATGGTGTTGCTTTGTTATCATGAATGCATATAAGCATAAGAATCTTAATGATTTACTTGATTATTATAAATTTGATGATGATACTAAAGCTAATGATAAGAAAATATTATATTTGACTCATAGATATTTATAGATGGATTAGATAAACATATACCTTTATGGATAACCATAAGGATTTAGATAAACATATACCTTAATGGTGTTTTATTCTATGAAAGCCGAAAGAGTATAAAAGCCATAAGAGTATCTTGTGGAGGGAATTTATTTTGTGGAGGAGAAAGTGGAGGGAAAGAGGAAGCATTTTACTTAATTTTGCCATTAAGGTAATGATTGTGGAGGCGGTGGAGGGAATTTTTACAAACTAAATAGAAAAAATAAATTTCAAAATAATATTTTTATGTTTTTATTTATAGCTCATAAAAATGGAGCCTCCACTTTTAGCGCCTCCTCATTAAGTAAAAATTAAGTAAAAATTAAGTAAAGCGGACGGCGGCTTAAAAACATAGTAATATATATAATATATAATATGGAGGTTAGACAGGTATATAATAAAATAGGATATTATAAAAGAATAGGGAAACTGGATGAAGCTAATAAACTAAAAGAAGAATTGAAAAAAGCAAGGTTTAATAAAATAAAAGATAGTATCCAATTAATTGCTGATGGCAAACCAATAGATGATAAACCAATTATTATAAACAATCCATTTGTTAAAGATAAGCAAGAAACTAAAACAGGATATATATATAAAATTGTAAGTGAATCAACCGATAACATATATATAGGCTCAACTATATACAGCATTAACAAACGTTTCAAAGGACATTTATATGATTATAAAAAACGAAATGATATGATTGAATTAAAAGAAGGAGAAGGCAAAAGCTCATATAGTATTATAAAATATGGTAATGCTAAAGTTGAATTAATTGAAGAAGTTAAATATAATGATATTAAGGAATTACATACAAAAGAAGCAGAACATATATTGTGCAATAAGGAAAAAGTAGTAAATAAACAATTACCATGGAAATTACATAATAAACCAAAATTTGAACCTAAGAATAAAAAAGTTATGATACCTGAGATAACATCAGTTAAATCGCCTAAACAGAATGATAAGCAAAAGAAAGAAGATGCTAAACAAGATATGATTAATTACCTCAAACAGATAATAAAGAGATAATAATTTGAATATTAAAATTTAAAATATAATTGTATATTATATATATAATTATCTAATGTCATCAGAACACGACCCAATTTTCGTTAATAATAGTCTTACAACCGGTATATACAGCGACCCAGATGAGAATAGCCAGAACCAATTGAGCCGTTTTACATTCTCTTCAGATGATACAATTCTTTATAATCCTGAAATGTATTATATCAGTCTTGCCAGGTTTAAAATACATACAGAAAGCATCCCCATGTATATATTTCCAGTTGCGCAATATCCTAATACTAATCCTGATTTATCCCCATTTGTTATCACATTTCAATATAAAACAGATGTAGGAGTTCAATTACTTGTATTATCCGATAGTGTAATATATGAGAGTCAATATATAGGATTTACGCCGCCTAATATTACAGTTGCTAATGTAAATCTTGTGGATTATAACAATCTATTATATTATAGTGTTTATGATGTAGTGCAATTAATAAAGATATTCAATGATAATATAAAACGTATGTGGATTAATTTTTGTGATGCATTAGTATTATTAGGAGTAGTATTAGATAAAGCAAAATATCCCTATTATGAATATGATTTTTCATTGAAGCGATTTAAATTAGTATTAGAAGCAGCATATTTTGACCAGACAGCAGGAGAGACAACTAATGTTTTTATGTATCAAGATTTATTGAGTGCTGATTTATTTGGATGTCCGTATTCATATCTGACTAAACCATTAAGACCAGCGCCGGATGCATTATGTAAAATGTCATGTTATGATACTAAAAATAATATTGATTCCGGATTGATTACAATGACAGCAACACAAAATACATTTAATATAATGTGTCCGGTATCCCGTATTGTATTCCTTATTGATGTTTCAACTAAATTAGAATATGATATACAGCAGACTAATCAACAAAATGTAGCTATAGATAATAACCAGTATATAGCAAGACCTCAATTGCCTATATTCTTCGATGTTCAAGTTGATGCAGATGCATTTGGTGAGAATCGAAATATAATACAATATACAACTTCTTCTAT